GTATGTAACAAACTTATAGCCGACTGGGGCGATCATGCCGGGCGCATTATTCTGCACGGCGATGCAACAGGTGGGTCCCGTGGAACTGCACAGACGGAGGGGTCTGATTGGGATTTAGTAAAAAAAGCTATGTATGCGCACTATGGCGTCGAACGGGTTCATTTCAGAGTCCCTTCCAGTAACCCGACTGAACGTGCTAGAATCAACGCCGTCAATACACGATTGAAGTCCGGCGACGGCGAAATTCACATGATGGTCGACCCCGTTCATGCTCCGCACGTCGTAAAAGATTTTGAAGGTGTTCGCTTGCTCGCGGGAGGCAGTGGCGAACTTGACAAAAAAGCGGACCCGAAGTTAACGCATTTAACTGACGGTCTGGGTTATTATATCGCCGACGAATTCCCCGTGTTCAAGCGGGGAGCGGTAACGCAACAGGTTTACTACTGATGCCAGACAAAAATCCCGTAGCCATCCCGTCGAAATACTGGGAATCGAAATTTGATACGTGGCAGATGGTCGACCATTTGACCCACGGCACGCACGCGATGCGGTTAGCAGGAAAATCGTATCTACCACAAGAGCCGCGCGAACCCGAAGAAGCTTACAAAAACCGATTAGCTCGGTCCGTGTTAACGCCTTTATACGAAGATACAATTCGTAAAATGGTCGGTAAGATTATGAAGCAACCGGTCATTCTGGAAGAAGATGTTCCCGTCGCCATCAGTCGATACGAAGATGACATCGATGCGGGCGGGACGGATATCAACGAATGGACCCGGCGAATTGCTTACTGGGCATTGAATCATGGCGTCACTTACATCCTTGTCGATTCCCCTAACATCCAGCGCCTTCAGCAAGACGGGCGCGAGATAAGCCGGGCCGATGTCAACCGTGGAACACTTCGACCTTATGCCGTGCATGTTAAGGCCCCGCAAATTCTCGGCTGGAAAACAGAAGTTATTGACGGGCAAATCGTTTTAACACAAGCCCGGATTTTGATGATTACGGAAGAAGATATTCCGGGCAATGAATTCGGTCAACAGGAAATCGAGCGAATCCATGTATGGGAAATCGGTCGTCGTCGGATATACCGAAAGGATGTTGACGAAAATGGAAATGAAGAATGGATTCTTGAAGAAGACAACGTCGTCGATCTTCTTGTGATTCCACTGGTTCCGGTATACGGCGAGCATGTCGACTTCATGAAGGGCGAACCGCCTATGCTAGAAATTGCACATCTGAACGTGACCCACTGGCAAAGCGATTCTGATCAACGACACATTTTGCACGTTGCACGCGTGCCGATTCTGTTCGGTTCTGGTCTGGGTGATCCAGATCGCGGTGATTTTGAAATTCAAATCGGCGCAAATACCATGACCCGGGGTCCGCAAGGCAGCGATATGAAATACGTCGAGCATTCCGGGGCGGGTATTTCAGCCGGGGCAAATGACCTTGAAGTTCTTGAACACAGAATAGCGAAGCTGGGTTTGAATATGATTTTGAAGCGTCCGACCGGCGATGTTACTGCGACCGCCCGCGCGCTGGATCAGTCCGAAGCGGATTCTCCGCTAGGCATGTTCGCCCGGCATATAGAAAAACAGTTGGAAGCTATGCTTGATTTATTCGCGATGATTTTGAACTTAGGTGAAGATGCTGGCGGAAGTGTTACCGTTTACAAGGATTTCAGCATAACGATGCGCGACGGCGAAGACATCAAGGCGCTGGCGGATATGCGTGCGGCACGTGATATCAGTCAAGTCACTTACTGGGACGAATTGAAACGCCGCAATTTGTTGTCCGACGATTTCGACGCGGACAACGAAATCGATTTACTTGATCTGGAATATCAAGACAGTCAGACAGGATTCACGGAAGCGGAAATCGACGCCGGGAATAAAGTCGGTGACGAAACTGGCGATGCTGAAGGACATACGCACGTTTTACAGTCGAACGGCTGGACAAATGAAGTTGACGGGCATCGCCATAAGTGGGAACCTACAGGCTCAGAAACTAGCGAAGCCGACGGGCATACGCACCCATTAAGGGGAATTGCAGATGCGACTATTGAACGAAGCGCGCCACAAGGACAAGAAACGCCACAAGGACAAGCGGCGCAAACGGAGGTAATCTGATGGATTTTTACACGAACTTGTTAGTCTGGTTAATCGAGAATCCGCTTTTGTCGATCCCGATAGTGATGGTCGAATTCGCGGTTTGTTACTGGCTCTATTACAGACTCGGGGAGCATCCGATTTTAAAGATCATTTTCGGGGTGTGGTTTCAACCACAGAACTTCATTGTCAATACTGTTGCGATGTCGATTATCTGTCTTGATCCGCCCCGGGAAACTACCACTACCGCCAGACTGAAACGTTACAAATACATGGTGCCCGAAAACTGGCTTGATGAATGGCGGGTCACGGTAGCTGATACGATCGGGCATTTCCTGAACAGGTGGGACCCCGGACACTATTGACATGCCCGTCGTACCTTGCCAGAAAAACGGGAAGTCGGGTTTTAAATACGGACGACGTGGAAAGTGCTACACGGGCAAGGGCGGTAAGGCAAAAGCTGCCCGGCAAGGTAGAGCAATCCGCGCGCGCGGTGGTAAATAATGCCGAATATTTCACAAGGCGACGTAACAATTGATGTTATCCATCAACACATACACGACGGAAATCTTTTTTCTATCGATACCTATAATGGATCATTAGGGTCGAACGCTTTTATTGATTTGCTTGCTGTTACTAGTTCTATTACGCATCTTCGGTATATTGCCGGGTGCGGTGGGGATGGTTTGATAACGATCTACGAAGACACGACAAGCGTTCCGGCAAGCCCGGAAGACGTTCTTCCAAGCATCAACCGGAACCGGATTCGTGCCGCAAAAGTTACGTCATCAATATTAGTTTACCGGAATCCCGTGTTATCTAGCCCGTTAGGGATTTTGATTGCTGGGCCTGTTTTTGTACCCGGCGGACACGGCGGTTCTGCGCCCGGGGCACAATCGGAAGGCTGGGGCGAATTCATTCTGAAACCAAATTCGAATTATTTGTTTCGTATTCAAAACGTTTCAGGTGTCGCGGATGATTTTGGCGTTCAACTGGATTTCTATGAATGACGGAAACAGTTGCACAACGAATAAGAAACGATATCATAGCGCAGGACATACGCTATCGCCGGGCCGATGCTGCTGTTCGGAATGATGTAGATGCACGACTCGATAAACTAGAAAAATCGATCGTCGCAATGATGCTGAAAATCGACGTTAACGGAACCAAGCAAGTCGCAGCAAGACAGCGACGGCTGAAGAAATTAAATTTCGAATTGGGCGTTCTTATCAGAACTGCGTATTCAGAAATAAACGGGTTGCTTCGCGCGGCTGGTCGACGTATCGCAAAAGTAGAAGCCCAGAATATTAACAAAATCGTCGCGGAGAATTTACCATGACAAAGAATTTAAAAAACGCTTTCGCCTTTATTGTTGGATTGCTGTTCGCATTCCTGATGCTGAAAATGATCCTGACCCCGGTTGCCGCGCATGGCGCATCGCATGACGATATCAATATCACGATCTTGCATGAATATGAAGCCCCGCCTGAAGGCGGCGGTAACACGGGAACAAACGACGGTTTCGATAATGGGGCGTCTATTCAACCGTATAGCAAATTGTTCGCCATGCTAAACGCGCCGAATTTTTGCGTTTTCGATTATGCTCGCGGCTGGCAAGGCTGCGGATCAGTCGGTTGGTATGATAACTATTACGGCTATAACGCTATGTTCGCCACAAGGATCGACAATACAATGATAAAATTTGGCATTCAATTCGACGAAGATTTCGACGAATATTCCGGCGGGGTCGGTGCGTCAATGCACTTTAACTGACATGAAAGGTTTACGTTGGATTGATAGCCCGATAGCTAGCAGGATTTTTGCGATCCTGTTATCTATTATTTTGAGTTATTTCGGATACGAAAAAGTTGAAGAATACCGGGCATCAAAGAATCAACCAGCATCGGCAACAGCAGACGTAAAAGTCAACATCGAGGCAGGTCCGGCGCATTCTCATCCCACAGTAGTCGGACGCGACGCGATCAAGGCACTTATCCGCGAAGCAATAGAAGCACAGCACGAAAAGGATTTGAAAACTTTTTCAAAAAAAGAAGCATGGGAAAATGGTGGATAGCAAGTGGCTGAAATCATTGAATTCGAAACGGAAGCATTGCCGCCGGAAGTAACGAACGCGATTGCAACCGGCGTCGCCTTGTCTGGCGCGACTATCTTAACGTGGACACGCCGCCAATCGAAAACACTTCAGGATTCAGTTATGGATCAGGTCCGGCTATCTTTGGAAGCCGGGGAGTCTACGCAGCAAGCAACGACGCGAATCACCGGGGGTAAAATAAACGGTGTTCAGGTTCCCGGCGTTATGCAGACATCCAGACGCGCAGCCGAAACACTGGTCCGCACCGCGATCGCGCAAGTGGTCAATGCTGCCGCGTTGCAATCCTATCAGGACATGGAAGTCGTAAAGGCTATTCAGCAGATAAGCACACTGGACAACCGGACAAGCGATATCTGTATCGCCTATTCTGGTCTGGCGTGGGACGCTAATACACTGGAACCGATCGGGCACAATCTGCAATTCAACGGAGGACCGCCACGGCATTTCAATTGCCGAAGCCGTATGGTTCCAGTTTTGAAATCGTTCGAAGAGTTGGGGATAGATGCGGAAGAAATACCGATTGCAACCCGTGCCAGTATGGACGGGGAAGTACCCGGCGATATTACCTTTGACAAATTTCTTCGTGGAAAATCGAAATCATTTCAAGATGATCTATTGGGACCGGGTCGCGCGCGCTTATGGCGAAGCGGCAAAATAACACTTACCCAGCTTGTCGACTTCCGGGGGAACCCGCTGACGCTGGATCAATTAGAGGCACTTTGATCAGAATTTAACAGTTCTGATACTGTTATATCTTCCATTTCGACAATAGAAGTTTCAGTCGTATCGGTATCACCTAACAGGGTGATTTCTTCGATAACGATTGTGCTTTTGACGTTCTTTACCATTTCAACAAACATTTTCATTTCTCCGTTAAGAAAAAAGCTTTTCAACTTTTCGGGTATAAACCCAGATTTTGTAAGCATTGCGAATTTTTGTAATCATGTCAATTTATCCTTTCTGTCTTGTATGTTTTAAATATTAGCATAATTTAGCAAAAACGCAAGCGTTTTCGTAGAAAATAATTAACAATTTTGTTTGCATTTTGTTCTCTGTTGCTAATATAATCGCCACACTGTTTATTATAGCGGGAAGCAATGAAATGCCATTAGAAGCCACTTTATCCAGTCTGGAAAATATCGACGAAACTCTTCACGACGAATACGAAGCAACCGAGGACGGGACCTACCGCCTGAAAATTCTGGCGAATTACACGCCGAACGACAAGGTCGAAGATGTCAGCGGATTGAAGTCCGCGCTGCAAAAGGAACGCGAGAACGCGAAAAACGCTACCCGGCAGTTGACCCAGATTAAGGAGCAATACGGGGAAATCGACCCGGAACAATATCAGCAACTTCTGACGGAGCATGAAAAACGCGAAGAAGAAGAAGCCCTGAAGCGCGGAGAATACGACAAGCGCATTCAACAGGTGAAGGAAAAACAGCAGCAGGAACTAGATAAACGTTCCCAGCGCGAACAGCACTTGATCAATGTGATCAAAGAATCTAAAATTGACGCAGCAGTCGTTTCTGCGTTGAACGAGTTGCACGGCAATGTTAATTTATTGCTGCCGCATGTGAAAACGCGGATGCAACTTGTTGAAGAAGACGGGCAATTCCATGCCCGTGTGATCGATGAAACCGGAACCGTTCGGGTTAACGCGGAAGGCAAGCCGATCACAGCGAAAGAACTGGTCAGCGAGATGCGGGATCAGGAATCGTTTGCCGCAGCATTTGCGGCTGATGTCAAAAGCGGTGGTGGGACCCCGCCAAATGGCAGCGGCGGCGAAGGCAGTGGCAAAAAAGGAGGGATTCCTAGTGATTTAAAACGGTCGATGATGACGCCACGCCAAAAAGTTGATTTTGTCAACCAGCATGGCAATGACGAATTTCTGAAACTTCCGTTGTGAATCGATTTAATTAACCGCAACTTAAAAGGTCAATACAATGCCTGAAGGTTCTCGCGAGTCTTTTGCCGGTTCTGGTCGGCTTCCGGAAGGAATTATCTATCCGGAGTTAGTCCATAGCGGCATGTCGGAGACTCTTGTCCAAAATACCGACGCTTTCAACCGTGCTTCGTTGAATGCACTGCGCATCGTTACCAATCGCCAGAAAGGTGACTTCGCACAGGAATCATTCTTCAAGAACGTTACCAACATCGTTCAACGCCGGGACGTAAATGTTTCACCGGCAAACCCCGCAGTCGCATCGACTGGCGTTCCGATCGACGAATTCGTGTCAGTCAAGCTGAATCGCCGTATCGGTCCGATCGATCAAACGCTGGATTCATTCCGGAAACTGGGGTCAAACCCGGATATGGAAGTTCTATCGTTTCTGTTGGGCGGTCAAATCGCGAAAGCGATGCAGGTCGAAATGCTCGACACTCTGATCCGTTCGCTGGTCGCTTCCATTACCGCGCAAGGTGCCTCGCTTGTTCACGACGGCGATGTCGGGACGGCTGGTATGGATACGAACGATCTGGTCGACGGTCTGGCGCTGTTTGGCGATGCTGCATCCCGGGTTCGCATCTGGGTTATGCATTCGAAGCCTTACTACGAACTGGTCAAAAGCCAGATCACAGCCAATATCGACGGCGTGTCAAACTTCAACGTTGCCAGCGCAACCCCGATTACCCTGAACCGCCCGGTTCTGGTCACTGACTCGGCTGCACTGATCGACGCCAGCGTTTCCCCGACGCAATACATCACGCTCGGTTTGACCGAAGACGCGGCCATTGCTGAAGACAGCGAAAGCGACATGATGCATTCCGAGATCATCACCGGTCAGGAAAATCTTGTCGCCCGTCTGCAAGGTGAATACGCCTACAATGTCGGCTGCAAGGGTGTGAAGTGGGACGTTACGAACGGCGGTGTAAACCCGAACGATGCCGCGCTCGGAACTTCGACGAACTGGGATTCCGTGATGGACAGCATCAAGGATTTGCCGGGCGTCGGAATTCGCTCGCAACTGTAATCAACCGGGGGGCCTTCGGGTCCCCCTTTTTTTAACTAAACTGGTAGCCACCATGCCTATAGAAAATACCGATCAAGTAGTCGCAGCCCAGAAAGGAAAACAGCGGGCTATCCTTTACTTCCAGCGTGATCACGAACAGATCGCCAAGGAATTAGCAGGCGCGTTGCGTGCTGGGAACAAACTCGCAAACATGGTATATGCGAACCTGTTCAATGGCCCGGAAGACTGTGAAAAATGCGAGGCAGTCGCAATTCAGGCAGATGCGCCGAAAGTGCATCTGATTGCAGCATCCTACAAAAAAACGTTTCCAGAAACAGAACTTCATTTCTTCAACAGCGAAGGCGATTTTGTTGCGGGACCCCAGATCGAAGACACTGGTCGATTTGTTATGCCGTCCTTGAAGAAGAAGGGTTCGGAACCCGTTGAACCTGTTCCGCCGACAGCGGAAGAAGTCGCCGCAGCGAAAGCCGCTATTATCAACGGCGCAGAGGACGACGGTTTGACGGAATGGGAAAAATCTGCTGACGCCGAAGCGCAAGCTTCTCGGGAAGAAAATGCGAAAAACACTGCTACCGCCCCGACGGGCGACTCCGATACTTCAGGCGAAACCGGAACTGAAGCCGCTGATTCAACCGAAGCCGAAGCCGCTGACGACGCGGAATTTGAAGCGGGCGATGACAGCGGGGGAACAAAAGGCTAGTTTAAACAGTCTGATTTATTCTATTTGTCGTGGCCCCGTATATAAAACTGGGGCCACGATAGTTTCCGGAATTCTTACCAATACGGAAAAGATCAGGATAATCGCAGGGATCGGGCGGGAAATACACTGCTACGAATCGTCGAAAACTCGGGTTGCTTCCCGGGTATTTGCTACTTTCGACGCTTTTTATTTACCGACTCCGCCAAAAAATGCACGTTACTACGTCGACGACAGTGATCCAATAGAAAATATTGGAACCCTGTTTTTATTCGAAGCTGTTCCAATCTGTTGCGGTTCGTTCTTGGATTCGGCTATAATCATGGGCACTGAACCCTTGCTGCGGGAAGCCTTGAAGGGTAGACACTTTATTCCCCGCGCATATTTCGCGGAATACGCAGCAATGGAGCTTCAACCATGACCCTTCGAATTGATCCCGATGACCTTTCACAAGGTTCCAGCCTAGCGTGTGCTGGCGTAACTTTTACAGTAGGCTCGCCGCTTAACGAAGTCGTAATGACCGCGACGGCTACACTTCCGATTTTAACTGCTGGTGAATTCTTTGAAGTTCGCGACCATAGCGACGGTCGAAATAACGGTCTTTATCTGGAAGTCGGTGGGTCCCCAACAACTTCAAGCATCACAGCCAGAAAGATCAGCGGGAACAATCCAGTTACGGCGGCATCAGAAGCGATCACCACGCTGGGAAATTCTAGCGGATCGCCTATCGCATCAACGCAAAAATCTGTCCATATCGCAACTGACGATCGTGATATTTATATTCTGGAACAGGGGCTTGTCGATCCGGATGGTGTAACCGAACAAGCTTTGTATTCGTTCTTGAAAGAAGAATGGAAAAACGATCCGGTCCTTATTCCTTACATTTTCCCGATGGTGGCGATCACTCCGGAGCAATACGAATTTTCCGACAACTGGAATCCGAAAGACGATGTCGGATCGTCCCCGGCTCTGTACCGCACGCGCAAGCTGATTCGAACCGGCGGCTGGTCCGAACTAGATACGGCTGGATTTCTAATCAAGCAATATGCCGGGGCGATCACGCTTGGCGGTTTTGTTGAAGCAACCGACCGCGCGTATTATCAACAAGGCAACGATCCAACCGATACCGGCGCGGGCATTAACTTCGATTTCGATGGTCCGGTAAACGAAGCCATTCTGATTTATAACCGAATCATCGATAACGGTGGGACCGGCGGGCTTGACTTCACGACAAATTCGATCACAAGAAATGACGGCGGTTCGTGGATTGCGGACGGTGTTCAAGTCGGCGGTCAAATCACAATTGAAAATTGTTCGGGCACGTCGCCGCTTAACGATAAAACAGTTTTGGTCGTGGCAGTCACTGCGTCGACTGTTACTGTTCCAGCCGCGTCCTTTACCGCAACTGGATCACCGAACGAGAGAACGGCGGACGTTGCTGTCGATAACAGAAACGCTTTGACCCTGTTCTTGCGTGAAGGTTTCTCGGTTGCACTGAATCCGGATTCTGGAAAGACTTACGCACAAGCGAACCTGACCGACATCGGTGTTACCAGCGTTCAAAACCAAGTCTACCGGTTCCCGCTGGCGAATTCTGCCGATCTGAAAGTTTTGAATTCAGACGCTACAGTATCGACACGATCGCCGACAGTGACAATTTCGTATTTCGCGACGCCGCAAGTTATCAGCGGGTTCAATGCCGACGCAAGTTCGACACAGTCCCCGCAAACGAACGCCGCTTTCGGCGTTGTTATCGATGCGAAGGGTCTTTCGCTTGAATTCGTTTACGAATATGTTCAGTACCAGCTTCGGCAGGCTGCGAACATTAACGCGAACACGCTTTCCCCCGGCGGCGGGGTTGTTACTGGACGGACTGCGGACGAATTGCTTGAATTTGTTGGCGACTCGCTCGGAACACTGGCGGCAACTAATCCGTCAGGCGGCGGAACAGGTGTTGCGGTCATCAACTTCAGTGCAGCCGATACAAATAGGCTTTCCCAGATTGATAACGACACCCTGACCCGGTCATTTCCGTTCGTTGCCGCTGGTGTTATCAGCTTCAACGAAAACCTGCAAAACGATGCAGGTCCGGCGAAATTCACTATGTTTTTCCGCTGGACTACTCGAACGGCTGTCAGTGATCTTACGCTTTCCGGAATTACCGGATCAACTGCGACGCTATCGAGTGCAACCGACGCGCTTCCAGCCGCAGCGACGATCGGATCATATGTCGGATTAAGTGGGTTTACTGATCCGAATAATAATGGCGTGTGGTTGATATTGGCGAAAGGATCGCCAGAACAAGGATTCTGGACAATTCAGCGTTACGACAGCACGTTAACGATCACAGCCGAAGGCCCGATTTCTGGAAACGTCGATCGAAATCCGATAGATTCTCCGGATGCCACTGTTGTCAATTCTGCTGGGTCGTTCAGCCCGTTACCAATAACCGGTATTGTTGCCGGGGGGTCGGCGTCTTACGATTTCGACTACGATAACAATTCGCAAGGCGGGCGGACGCCCGCAACGGTTGCGGATGTCATTGTTCGCGCGATAGGTACTACCACGGCGCAATTTGTTCAAACTACCGGGCAAATTCAGCGGACAACGACAAATAACTTTTCACTGGTTGCGCCTTTGGAACGTAACTTCAGCAACCCGTAAACGGTGACTAAATATGCCAATAAGTCCGCGACCTACTCCGGATTATCCCCCCCGGTCGCCAATATCGACGCCGCTGAATCGTTACCAGATTATTGTAAACTGTCGAATTACAATAACTGTCGATGCGCCCGATACTGCTGAAGCGCAAGACCGGGCGGGGGATGAACTTGATGCTATTGGCGACGTTTCGAATATAAACTTCCCCGGGCAACCGACTTTGGTGGAAGCTAATGTCGGGACTACCGGATAATGGGCGGTGTTGTTTCAGTTACGGCGACGCGTATTCAGGATTTCGAAGGAACGCCGACTTTTTCCAGTATTGGCGGCGGTGCTGGTGCTGGTAAAGAATTAGTAACTTTCTTTCAAGGTGCTGCGTCCGGCTCGCGTAAGGTAACAAGTTCGACAACGGCTGGATTTCTAGCAACTGGTCTGACAACGAACAGCATTCGATCGAACGTCCGGAATGCACTTGGCGCGCCGACATCCCCGATCATACTAAATCAGCGACGATATACTGATGAAATAACATCGGCAACATTCCCGCACGGGTATACTATGCTGATAAAAGTATATCTGTCGGATGGGCAGGATTTAAGTTCTAGCGGTCTAAGGACCCGATTTGACGACGGTACTGTAAATTCGTGGTCTGAATTACCCATTTGTGACGATGGAACGATACCACACCGGTATGTTACCCCCTACCCACCTACGGAATCGTGGCTTATCCGCGCGTATTTTATGGGGAATTTCATTGACCCAAATACGCCCGGGGCACCGATTTTTTTACTTCCGTATGAAACTGCGATCGGCAGTTCCAGCAAAATAGCGACTGCCTTAACTGGGATCGGACCGGTTGCGGGTGTTACATCAGGTGCAGCAAAATCAGAAAATCTTTTTATTGATTCTATAGACGTTTCAATGGGGTTGTTTCTTGTTGGCGGAACACAGTCGCCGGATGATCCTGCAAATTTTCAGGAATTTGTAACTTTCGACGAAGAAACTATCGCAAATCGTTACGGGCATGTAATAACAAAACAGGGGGTCTTATACGTCCTTGGTAGATTGCATATCGGCAGGTCTGGACGCGATGCAAGCCCGCAAAATTCTTCTGAGGCAACATACTTCACTGATAGTAACAAAGTTCTAGTTTTCCCAGATCATCAAGCGCATCCGTGGTTTTCCGGAATAGAAATAGATTTGGATGCCGCTGCGACGGACATCACATTCACTAACTGCACGATGAAAAGTCAAGCCACGGCAGTTAGAACGATTGGCTATAAACCTGTCAATGTCAACGGAACGACAGATGTTATAACTATCGTTGGCGATATGCCGGTAAATCTTGAAGCGGGCGACATTGTAGAGAATCAAAGAAATGACGGCGATACAGATGTCATCGGGTTGGAAACTAGCTACGATACCGTTGGTTCGCCTTTGACTGGACCGCAAGAACGTTTTGTCTATGCCAGCGCGTTAACCGCTTCTACATTAAAAGTTTACGATATAATGAATATCAGTACCGGATTATGGACTGATGCGTTAAACGATACAGGAAGCGCGCGAAAAAATTTAACGGCTGGAACAGTTTCACCGGAAGAAACCCATTATTTAAGAAAATGGAACGATAACCGTCCTGATCTTTTCGTTACGCAAACCGTATCCCCTTCGGGTTCTTTCGCCGTAAACGGGGGAACTTATGAAAACTGGAAGGTTTGGGAATTAACGGATCGTTGTTCGGTTAACGATACAATTTTCATCGGGCTAACCAGAATGGAGCAAAACGGCGCGACAATTAGCGGCTGTGTTTTTATTGATCCCTACATTGTAACGCACCCCGATCAAACGTGGCCCCACGCGAACACGGACCGCCATGCACTGCTGATCGCAGACGATATTTCAAAAGTATCAAACAATATTTTCAACTTTTTAAATACGGATGGAAACGACGGTCATGCAATA